AGATCGCACCTCCTATAGCTCGGAGTGTTGATCGTGACTCTGGTACATTTGGTGTACAGACATATGAATATGGTGATGTAGAAATTGCCTCAGAAGTTGGTTGGGATGCTTATAAAAAAGTAGCTGATCAATTGATGTATATGTTTAATCACACAGGGCTTCTTCACGGATACAGCTTTAACTCTTGGAGTGATGTTGTAACCTACGACGAACAGTTCGTGGAAGAGTGGCTAGATAGTCCCCAAACTTCACTTTATTATTCCTTACAGGTAATGGGTGACGTTCAGGATAAGTCCAGTGCATATGCAGCACTTGATGAAGAGGATGTACAAGATTACTTGCAGGGGATTTTAGATCCTAAACCCGACTGCGATTGTCAAGAATGAAGAACCCGTATGAAAAGTTACTCAATAGAAAGAGAACATGGACACCAGTCCAAACAACAGCAGGCAAGCTTAAGCCTGGAGCAGAAGAGACCATCTACCGTTCTCTCGCAATACGCCACATGGAGCTACCAGTTGGCGAGTTCATTGCAGAATCACTTGAAAAAGAGGTTCCCGAATCTGCTAGGAAACTCCTAGAATCTAACGTCAAGGATGAGGTCAAACATGATCTTGCCCTTGGCTACATTACCAACGCTATAGGCGTTGATGAGAAAGCAGAGAAAGAAGCTTTCTTACTTAGGGATGCGTGGGAAGCGCACCCAGATCACATGCTTACAAAAGCCTTAGTTATAGAACGTGCTATCTTCTTTGTACTTTTGCCTTTTTTTAGGTATAATGGCGATGCTGGTCTCAGAACGGTATCAGCTGATATTTCCCGAGACGAACAAATACACGTGGCCACTAATAGCCTTGTATGTCTCGATATGGGCTTATCTTGGAGTAAATCTTTGGATAAACTTAGGAAGGCCACGATTAACTGGATAATGGAGCCATTAGGTAAGAATACCTATGGCGATAAATATTTAAGCAAAAAATTTTGGCTAGAAACTAGCGACAATTTAATGTATAACGGCAAGGCTCCCGAACTTTCTGCCACCAAGTCAGCTCGGATGCCTGCCTTCTTTGAACATGCAAACCCAAATCTCCCTCAATACTCTTAAGCTACACAACGAAAGGTTGGATCAGCTTGTAGATAAACTTGAGGCAAACTTCGGTTGGAAACCCATCCATCCTAAAGAACCAATCGAATCAATTATGTACCGCGCTGGTCAAGCCAGTGTTATCGACTATATCAACTCAATCATGGAGGATGAAATCTAATGTGTGGAGCAGCAGCACTACCAGTCCTAAAATTTATAGCACCGATGGTCCTTCCATCGTTAGCTCAAAGGATATTTGGTGGTAAACAAGGCGATCAAAAACCTGCAAACTTCCAACAAACAGCAGCACCTGGAACTAAGTTAGCTCAACAAGCAGCTCAGGCTGGAGAAGATGAGACGCAGAAAGAAGAGACAACTGCACAAGAAACTGAAGCAAGTAAGACTGCGAAGTTAAGAAAGATAAGACAGAACGATCCTAACCAAACAACAGGTGCAACTTCAGCTCCTGCAGCAAGTGGCTTAGGTGCAAATATAGGTGGTACTAGTCAGCAGACAGGTGGTATCACGAACCCAACAGTACAAGCAGCTTACTAATGGAAACAGCACGCGAAAGATACAATCAACTGTCCTCAAACCGTACACAGTTCCTTAGTACAGCAGTTGAATGTTCTGAACTTACGCTGCCCTATTTAGTTAAAGAAGATACAAACAGTAACCACAAGATGCTAAGAACACCTTGGCAATCAGTGGGTGCTAAATCAGTTGTCAACCTCAGTGCCAAGTTAGGTCTTGCACTACTACCACCACAGACAACATTTTTCAAGCTACAGATTAGAGACGACAAGCTTGGGGAAGAACTATCACCAGAAATAAGAAGTGAACTAGACCTATCCTTTGCCAAGATGGAAAGGATGGTTATGGATTACGTCAATGCTTCTAGTGACAGAGTAGTTCTCAACCAAGCACTAAAACATTTAGTTGTCTCTGGTAACGCTTTAATATTTATGGGCAAAGATGGTCTCAAGCACTATCCCCTCAACCGTTACGTAGTTAATCGTGATGGAAACGGGAACGTCATCGAGATTGTTACCAAGGAACTTATAAGTCGCAAGTTATTAGACTTACCAAAGGAAGTTAAGCAACCTAATTCAGTTGTTGACGAATCTAAAGGTGGCTATGGAACTGATGACAAAGACGTTGAGGTTTATACCTGCGTCAAGATAGATGATAAGAGTGGACGCTGGACATGGCATCAAGAGGTCTTTGATAAAATTATCGAAGGCACAATGAGTACAGCTCCAAAGAACACAAGCCCTTGGCTAGTTCTTAGATTCAACACTGTTGATGGAGAAGACTACGGTAGAGGCAGAGTCGAAGAGTTCTTAGGTGACATAAGATCACTTAATAATTTAAGTCAAGCTCTTGTCGAAGGTGCTAGTGCAGCAGCAAAAGTTTTATTTCTGGTTTCACCATCTAGCACTACAAAGCCAAAGACAATTTCAGAGGCTGGTAATGGTGCAATAGTACAAGGAAGACCAGAGGATGTAGCTGTAGTTCAAGTAGGTAAGACTGCTGACTTTAGAACAGCTGCTGAACAAGCTCAAGCTATCGAAAGAAGAATCGGTGAAGCTTTCCTTGTCCTGAACATCAGGCAAAGTGAACGCACCACTGCTGAGGAAGTACGCTTAACTCAGTTAGAACTAGAGCAACAGTTAGGAGGTTTATTCTCGTTGCTCACAGTAGAATTCCTTATTCCATATTTGAATAGGACTCTACATATACTTCAACGTAGTAATCAACTACCAAAGATACCTAAAGATATAGTTAGACCACAGATTGTTGCTGGTGTAAACGCATTAGGTAGAGGACAAGATAGAGAAAGTCTTACTCAATTCATTGGAACCATTGCTCAGACAATGGGACCAGAGGCATTAATGAGGTTCATTGATCCTAGTGAATACATCAAACGACTAGCAGCTGCACAAGGTATTGATGTTCTTAATCTTGTTAAGACAGAACAACAACTACAAGCTGAGATGCAGCAACAAGCCGAGGCTCAATCTCAACAAGCAATGGTTGGGCAGATGGGACAAATGATGAGTTCACCAATGATGGACCCTTCTAAGAACCCAGGATTGGCAGAACAAGGACAAGAAGAACTCACAGAAGAACCACCTAACCTTGAAGAATAAATGGCAGAAACATTAACGTTCGACAACAGTACTGAACAAACGTCAGCTGATAATCTGACTACAGAAGAGCAGGATTCCCTGCAGGTTGGAGAACAGATACAAGAACAACAAGAGCAACTACTAGCTGGTAAGTATGAGAATGCCCAACAGCTAGAGAAGGCTTACATCGAACTCCAAAAGAAAATGGGTTCGGGTGATGAAGATAAAGCAGAAACCTCTACTGAAGAAACAACAGAGGAGGTTCCTGAGTCACCTATAGAAATCACTCCAGCTGTTGAGGCTATGACTTTAGCTGCTACTGAGTTTGATCAGAATGGTGAACTCAGTGCAGAGACTATGGCTAAGTTCAACGATGTAACTACTGAAGATTTAGTCAATACATACAAGGATTTGTATGCTAAAGCTAAGGAGTTAGGTTACGAGGAGCCATCATCAAAAGCTGCACCTGTAGAGCTAACTGATGCTCAAGTTAATTCAATCCACAACTCAGTTGGAGGGGAAGAGAACTATAATAGAATGTTAGATTGGGCTACAAATAATTTAGATGAAAATTCTATTAACTCATTTGATTCTCTCATTGAAACTGGTAATTCTTCTCAGATACAACTAGCCATCAACGGAATCAAAGCTCAATACGATAACGCAAACGGATACGAAGGAAGAATGTTAACTGGTAAAGCACCCCAAACATCAGGTGATGTTTATAGAAGTCAGGCTGAAGTAGTTAAAGCTATGAGTCATCCTGATTATGATACTGATCCTGCTTATAGACAGGATGTAATAGATAAATTATCAAGATCTGACGTCCAATTCTAGGTAGACATGGCGACCTGACCGATCATCCTCGCCATTCACCTACCTATTAATCTAATGACAACCATAACCGAATACGGTAAGCAAAACATTTTTGCAAACGAAACACCCCCAAGACTTATGAACGACAACGAAGAAAACTTCATGATGGAGCAAGCCGAAAGAACTAACGGACAGCTTGCAATGATCGGTATAATTGCAGCACTCGGAGCTTATGTTACAACAGGACAAATCATTCCTGGTGTATTTTAAATGAGCAACATTGCAATTTGGCAGCGAGCTAATGGTAGATTTGCCATGCTCGCATTCTGGA